AATCTCTTCCAGAAGACCATAGGCTCGATCATTACCTTCGGTTCATAGAGCGCACCAAAGCCAATAGAATTGGCCGGAAAGTCAAGGCTGCGGATATCAAAGATAACTTAGATATCTCACGGATCGATGATATAACTCAGAAAGATATCCATCGCCTTAATCGATATAAGGCAGCACTCAAACTAATATGTGCCTAGTAAGATGATTCTATATTGAAAAAAATAGAATGATGTGGAATAGAATAGAACCATCAGGATTCGCCTAATGAGTTCAGACACTTGGTTGCGGGAGTAGGATTTGAACCTACGACCTTCAGGTTATAGCTAGAACCTATGTAAAACAATAGGTTGTATGGGGTACAAAGTTACTAACCCCATAACTAAAGGGCATAACAAAGTGGTTGACTTGTTCACAATTAGGTGTAGCCTGCGGCTAACCCGCCCAAGGGTTAGTCCCACCTATAGGGTAGTGAGGATAACCCATGAGCAATCAAAAGGTACAGGGATTAAGAGGTGCAGATTACTATGAGGCAGACGGACTAATGGCATGCGAAACATGCTGCCGTATGGTAATGAAAGGTGACACAACCGTTCTGGTGGTTTACGCTGTAAACGAGAACCCAGAGGGTGATGGAGTGTTTCTTTTTGAACACCACTGCGAAGACTGCGGAGAGATCTTCAGGATCAAGCACAATGTTTAGTTACAAAGAACAGGTCAGCGTGGTGCAGAAGATCAAGCTGGCCGATGGTGAACATAAAACACTTACCTGTCCCTTTTGTGGGGGCAGGAACAAGTTCACCTTAGACCGCTTCGATGGTGTTCTGGTGTGGAACTGCTTCCGAGCCTCTTGCAACGCTAAGGGCAGTCTAAGAGGTAGGCGTGATATAGCCGCACTGAAGAACTATGTTAGCGGCACACCTACCCAGCGGTCAGTTAAGAAGCTTAACCAGTTACCCGCTATGACTACATCTGTCCGCAAACACACACCCTCAATTGATTACCTAAAATCGGTCAATTCGTGGGAAGCATACGAATCAGGTCTGATAAAGGTTAGATACCTTCCAACAGAAAACCGGGTTCTGTTTTATACAAATGATGGTACAGGTGCAGTCGGAAGAGCATTGGACTCCCGTCTCCCGAAGTGGTGGAAGTATGGTGAAACCTCACTAGGCATATCTGTTGGTTCAGGCGAACATGCTGTTTTAGTAGAAGATGTTGCGTCTGCATGTGCTGTTAGTAGGCTTGAGGGTGTTGTAGGTTTCGCCCTTCTAGGTACGAATTTAACTACTCAGATAAAACAGCAATTAGTTAAGTACAAAAAGGTAACATTAGTACTTGACAATGATGCGAGTAGTAAAGCAGTGTACTTATCTAAGAAGCACGGCGCAGTAACACACCTACGCCTAACAACAGAGGATCTAAAATGCTTGTCGCAGCGGGAAATACAACAAGTAATAGACTGAGGGGTGTATACACTTGGTCATACTTGATTGCATCTGTTAAATCCCGTGCGGCTAGATACTTAGTTTCTAGCATAGCACGGTGCGATAAATTTGGTACAATAAACCCAGACGCTTTAAAAGCAAAAACTACGAACCCCCCTTCTGCTCCCCCGTCTTACGATATATAGAAAATATCTGCGGCGATGACATTGCTGCGTAAACAATATATCCGTCGAGATACCGACGTTAAACAAACGGGAGTAGTGCTTTGAAAGCAAGAGGAATCGTAGTCATCGATTATGACATCGACGGCGGTTTTAGAGAAGCCGCAGAGGAACAAGCACGTTTGGAAGAGGCAATCGCTGCGATTGTTAAAGGCAACAAACGTGTTGTGTTCCATCAGGTAGATATGAAGGAACGCCGGGGTGACCAAAGCCCTGACATCAGCAAGATGAAGTTCCGTCAGAACTAACTGACAACACATAACAAATTAAGAAAAAGCCCTCAGTCGAAAGATTGGGGGTTTTTTTATTTCTACTAGGTGTTATTCTAGGTGGCACAATTAAAACCACTGAGGACGCAGACCTATGGAGCAACAACTAATAAAAACACTATTGAATAACGCCACTTACTTAGAGAATCAGGCCAATTTACGACGAAGTTTATTCAGCGATGATTTCGCAGATATTTATGATTTGGTCAAAGAAGCACATGGCAAATACGAACATGATATAACCCCGGACGAAGTGTACAGCTTATGGCTGTCACAGAACCCTGTGGCTACCGCCGCTGAGATCCACGAAGTTCGTGATGTGGTAGACCAGATCAAGCATGCAGAAGCTATAAGCTCTGACATTGCATCTGATGTAATCAACAACCTTTGGCGTAAGGATATAGGGCGTGAGGTAGCCAACTTAGGCATCAACATGTCTGAGGGTGATCCCAGCGCCCTACGCCGCTTACAGACGCTCCTAGAGCGCATCTCAGACAGCTACATGCCAGATGATTTCGGTGAAGACATCACTGATGACATCTATGAGCTTCTGGCAGAAGTTTCGGATGATAATAAGTTCGCCTTCAACATATCCACCCTGTCTCGCCACTTGTACGGCCTTGGTGGCGGTGACTTTGCTATTGTAGCGGCTAGGCCTGAAACCGGTAAGTCAGCCTTCATGGTCAGCATCTGCGCTGCACCCGGCGGGTTCTGCAGCCAAGGGGCCAAGGTTCTTTATCTAGGCAATGAAGAAAAGAGCATGCGTACCAAGCTTCGTGCGGTGCAGGCTTGTTCAAACATGACCCGTCAGCAAATCGCAGAGAAGCCTGACCTAGCAAATTCTGTTTACATGAGCATCAGGGACAAGCTGATCTTTAAAGACACTCAGGATTGGGATCTTGATAAGATCAACGCCTACTGTGAGCGTATTAAGCCCGACATCCTAATCATAGACCAAGCGGATAAGGTTCACATTGCTGGTAACTATAACTCTTCGCATGAGCGTATTCGTGAGCTTTACCGCAGTTTGCGTGAGGTAGCCAAACGCCATGATTGTGCAGTGATTGCTGTCTCTCAGGCTTCCGCTGATGCAGAGGGCAAGACCCGCATCGACTTCTCAATGCTTGAAGGTTCCAAAACGGGCAAGGCTGCGGAAGCTGACGTAATCATTGGCATCGGTAAGGCCGCTGGTGGCGGCGACGATGAACAGAACACTGAGCGTTGTTTGTACATATCCAAGAACAAGCTTTCAGGGTTTCACGGTGCCATTTACTGCAAAATTGAACCAGAGGTATCACGCTATGCTGAATAATGAAGAAACATTGCTGGCCGAAATAGCAAACGCACGGCAAAAGGCTGCGACAGATACTAGCTACAATAACACCGCAAGTAAAAACCTAGCGAAGCTAGAGCTTGCTCTGGAGTTTCTGCGTTTGGGGGGTGACGGTATCAGAGTGTACCATGACCACCTAACAATAGACCAGAAGTACCATGTCACACTGTCCGGTAAGAAGTGGCGGGTTTTCGGTAAAAACAAATGGTATCCCTATGGAGACCCGCAGACCCTTCTGCACAAGCTGCGGAGGTCTTCTGATGCTGAGTGAAGATGACCTAAGAGAATTTTACGAAGAGCTTCTCAAAGACAGCCAAAAGCGCAGGGACTCTAATAACGAAACCAAGCAGAAGCTTATCAATCGTCAGATAGATCTCCTGCAGGAAATGATCCTCAACCATAACAAGCTCTGGAAGCTGTAATGGGTAAGAGATCTGACTTTAAGCGACTGCCACGGGACTTCTACAAGACCCCGGCGGCGGCAGTAAAACCGCTAGTACCACACCTGCAAGACGTTCAGTCTTTCTGTGAGCCTTGTGCAGGTGACGGTGCTTTAATCAAAACACTGATCGATGCAGGTCTAACATGCTCTGCAGCGTATGACATATATCCCATGAGCATTGAGATAGAGTGTCTGGATGCTCTGGATTTAAGTGAACCGCATTTGGGGCGCACGGATGTTATAATTACGAACCCACCTTGGGATCGAAAGATACTGCATCCGATGATCGAAACCTTCTCAAACCTGCGGCCTACATGGCTGCTGTTCGATAGTGATTGGGTCCACACAAAACAGGCAATGCAGTTCCTACCACGCCTTCGCAGGATTGTAAGCGTGGGACGGGTCAAGTGGTTCGATAACACCACAGGCAAGGACAACTGTAGCTGGCATCTGTTTGACCGGCATGACCCAACAATAACAACAAAATTCTACGGGCGGATGAAATGAAGAAGATACTAATTCTGGATTTAGAAACAACGGTACAAAGACTTGATGGAAAAATAGACAACTCACCTTTCAACCCAGACAACAGATGTGTTTCCGCACACTATTGCTGGTTGGGTGAGCCTGTCCAAACACTGGTATTTCACCACAACGATAAACCTAACCCTGACAGCCCAGCGCCTCTGCGTGAGGCTTTAAAGCAGGCTGATGTGATCGTAGCACACAACGCTAAGTTCGATGTGATGTGGCTCATGGAGATGGGTTTTGAGATCCCACCAGAAGTATATTGCACTCAGATTGGTGAGTACGTCTTGGCTAAAGGCCAACGTCAGCAATTGTCGCTTAAAGCTACATCGGAACGTCGAGACGTTACTCGCAAGAAATCTGATCTTGTAGACGAACTGTTTAAAAGCGGTACAGGTTTTGAGGCAATGCCTTGGGAGACAGTCCTAGAGTATGCAGAAGCAGACGTAGTGTCCTGTTCTGAGATATATCAGGCGCAGCAAGAGGACTACGCAAAGCCTGAGAACCAGAGCATGCAGAGTGTGGTCACCATGATGAACCAGATGCTTCTGTTCTTGGTTGAGATTGAGCGCAATGGCGTCAAGATTGATAAGGCTGCGCTTAACAAGATCGAAGCCCACTTCAGAGAGCGTTATAACTTTTGTAATAACAGGCTGGATGAAATCACCGAAGAGGTCATGGGCGATAAGCCTTATAACCTAGCCTCTGGTGCAGATCGATCTGAGATCATTTACTCACGGGGTCTGATAAACAAAGACCTGCACATTAAGATGTTTAACATCGGTACGAATGCTGCCGGTAAGCCTCTGTACCCGCCCCGAATGAACCGCAACGAGTTTAACGATGCGTACAGGTCGAACACTAAAGTGCTGCACAAAACTGATGTGGTATGTTGTGACCCCTGCGATGGCAGAGGTCTGATCCAGAGGTATAAGTCTGTGACCCGGCAGAAGCTGGGCAAGAAGTACAAGGTGCAGGGTGAACCATACAAGAACCTGTCCAAGTGTCCTGAGTGCAAAGGTGTAGGAGCTTTCTATGTACCCAATGGCAAGGTTGCTGGCCTCAAGCTTAACCCTACCGGCCCTAGTGATGCATCTATTAATGGTTTTAAGACAGACAAGCACACCATCAAGCTTCTGATCGAACAGGCCCGGAGAAAGCGCAACCACTTAGCCGTAGAATACCTCGAACTTATGGCTGAGTTAAGTGCGGTAAGCATGTACTTAGAGAGTTTCATCTTAGGTATTGAAACATGGACACGGGCTGACGGTATTCTACATGCACAATTCAACCAGTGCATAACAGCTACAGGTCGTTTGTCATCCTCTGCACCTAACCTACAGAACATGCCAAAGCGTGGCTTTCCTGTGCGTGAGGCCATGGTGAGTAGGTTTAAAGACGGTCTGATTATTGAGAGTGACTTCAGCGGCCTAGAATTTGTTATGGCAGGGGAGCTTTCTGGCGATCCGCAGATCATTAAGGATGTTTTGGAAGGTAAAGACCTACACAAGCAAACTGCGGCCATCATCAACGAATGCGATCCCTCAGAAATATCTAAAGAAAACAGACAGTTGGCAAAGGCCCATTCGTTCGCCCCTATTTATGGGGCCACAGGGAATCAATATGAAGGGCATATAAAAAACTATTACAGCCGTTTTTTCCAGATATACAAAGGGCTTGGGACGTATCACAAGAAGCTTACAGACGGTGTACTGAAGAACGGTCATATACAAATCTTCTCCGGGCGGCAGTTCTTCTGGCCTAATGAGGAGCGCCGCAAGAACGGACGTACAAAGAACTACACGCAACAGGTTAACTACCCTGTGCAGTCTGCAGCGACAGCCGACATTGTGCCACTTAGTTGCATACGAGCCTTCCGCAAGTTCAGGGAACTTAACCTACGCTCCAAGCTTGTTCTGACTGTACATGATTCCATTGTGGTAGATACTCACCCAGATGAAGAGGAACAGGTCAAAGAGGTGCTGCAGTGGTCCATGGAAAAGGTCACAGAAGAGGCAAAAGAGCTTTGGGATTATGACTTTATTCTGCCCCTCAAAATAGAAACATCTCGTGGCAAAAATTGGCTGGATCAAGTCGAATATGATTGACTTGTGCCACTTAGTAATGCCATACTGTAAGTCCATCTAACAGAGGATCGAATCGAGATGAATGATCTTACAAATGTAAATCAAATAGACCTACAGGCAATGAACGAACTGCTAGGCACCCAAGTAACAGGCGGTACTGGTGGAGCGATTGTTCGTGTACCAGAGCTTAAAATAAATTCACGCAGTCGGGATAAGGAAACGAAGAAAGCTATCCCAGAGGGGTCATACTTCCTGACTAATATGGATCAAAAGGTTTACGGCGTTACCGTTACGTTTCGCCCGTTAGCTACGCACATTCAGTATTTCCATTGGGATGAAATTGACGGGAAGCGCACACTGGTGAACAAGTCCATCGCCATTCCAAGCCCCCGTGATGAAGCCCGTGATATTCAGGGGGGTATCGCCTGCGGCTACCCTTCGTGGGAAACGCTACAGGAAATGGATTACGCTGATGCAAAGGTGTATAAATCTATGAAGCATCGGGTCACCCGTGGCCTTGTAAGCTATGATGGCGTGACAGCCGATGGTGAAAAGGTTTCCATTGAGAACCAGCCTTGCATCATGTTCCACAAGAACAGCACCTTTGGTGGCTTCTGGAACGGATACATGAAGAACCTACCCAAAGGCTCAAACATCTATGAGTATGAAGCTGAAATGGGAGCCGATTATAACGAGAACGGTTCTGTGGTTTGGTACACTCCCACCTACAAGGTAGATCTGTCTAAGAAGCTGGATATGACCCAACAGGTGTTCGACACGATGTCTGTCTTTGCCCAAGCGATCAAAAAAGAGAACCAAGAGATTGATGCTAAATACTTTACGGCAATCAAAGAAGGTTCGCTTGATAGCAAGGCAATGAATGCGCTCAACATCGAAGATAGTCTCGACGATGATTTTGTTGATGTAGCCTAATGCTGCAATCCAAACTGGATGCAACCAACGACAAACTATCCAACGATGAATTTGATGGTCTAACTATTGAAGATGCGTGGATAGAAGAGGCTGGCGAAGAGTTTAAGGCGGCTCTTCGCAAGCAACTTACGCCGCAAGACAGAGATTTTCGTCTGCGGATGTCAAACATCGGGAAGCCTCTGTGCCAACTACAACATGGCGCAATGGGTTCTGAACAGAAACGTAAGTCTAAGAACTTCAAGGTCCAGATGATGATCGGTGACGCCGTTGAGTGCATCACTAATCTGATTTTAAAGGTCGCAGATGTTAACATCACAGGCGGCAAGAATCTTGTTGAGATGGACTTTGGATCAGTCACCATTAAAGGTGAAGACGATATAGAAATTGATCACAAAATCTATGACGTTAAGTCCTGCAGCCCCTTTGCCTTCGATAAGAAATGGTCACATGGTTATGAAGCCTTAAAAGAGGACGATCCGTTTGGTTATATCGGTCAGCTTACCGGTTATGCCCAAGCCCAAGATAAAGAAATGGGTGGCTGGATTGTTGTGAACAAGTCCACCGGTGAAATGCTTGCCGTAGATGCAAATGTTTCTGCATCTGAGAAATCTTACAACATGTTTGCTATGAAAAACACTGTTGAAAAGATTACGAGCGGAGCGCCTCTAGAGCGGCAGTTTGATCCCGTACCCGATAAGTTTAATCGGAAGCCTACCGGCCTCAAGCGGTTGCCTATGGCTTGTTCCTTCTGTGACTTCACTCAAGCTTGTTATCCAAAGGCAAGGTTCAAACCTCACCCTATGTCGAAGGCAAAGGAACCACCTTCGTACTGGTTCGTAGAGGACTAAGCATGGCGATAAAACCTCAGTCTGCAAAGGCAAAGGGGCGGCGTCACCAGCAATGGGTAAGAGATAAAATACTAGCACTGTTTCCTAAACTGGAACCAGATGATGTCCGTTCCACCGGGATGGGCCAAGGCGGGGAGGACGTTCAACTGTCCCCCGCTGCTAGGAAGCTCTTTCCCTACTCTGTTGAATGCAAGGCTCTGAACAAGATCAGCGCATACAAATTCATGGAGCAAGCTGAAGCCAACTGCCCACCTAAAGCGGAACCAATCGCAATCATCAAAGCGGATCGGCAGAAGCCACTAGCCCTGATGGATGCAGAACACTTTTTCAAACTGATTGGAAAAAACAAATGAAAGATAAAGACCCCATAGCCTGCGGCTTGTTCATAACGCCGGTAGACCACACCGGATTTAATCTCAGCGCCTTTAGCAATCTTGTCGGCAACGTGTCCGAAGAGGAAGCGGAACACTACGAAGCTCTGGTTGAGGGCATCGGATACATGATCCGCAGCAACCCATTCTTCTTTGTGGATCTGGGCAACATGATCCTAGACCAATCTGAAATGGAAATCGAATTTGAGCCTGCCGATGAACTTGAGCAAGCCATTGCCGAAGCCAAAGTTATCCCCTTCAACAAAAAGAATTGAGGACACCATGATGGATCTCAACCAAATCACCGACATGGTTAACCGGCCTCTGCATTACAACTCTTCAGAAATCGAGTGCATCGATGCAATGGAAGCCATGGTCGAAGGCTCAGACTGTGAGCCTCATGTAGCGTATTGCTGGCAGAATGCTTTTAAATACTTATGGCGTTGGCCTTACAAAAACGGCTTGGAAGACCTTCGGAAAGCCCGTTGGTATTTAGACCGCATGATTTCTCAGCTTGAGGGGGATGCGGAATGACCCCCGGATATGAGTACTTCGATGAAGGCGGTGCAGCCCTTCGTGACCCGGATACATATCTGGGCAAATCACCTCTGGATATGGTTCAGCATTTTGCACGGACCTACCAGCAATCCATGGGCCATCAGTGGGCCAAGGGAACCCTGAAAGATCTTCTGCGCACAGTCCTTATCAAAGAGGAATACGCCGAAGTTTTAGAGGCCACAGAAGCCCCCGAAATGCTCAAGGAATTAGCGGATTTGGTTTACGTCACATACGGATTCGCAGCCACATTTGGCTGGGATTTGGACGAAGCTGTGCGCCGTGTTCATGCATCCAACATGAGCAAGCTCGGAGTCGATGGGGACGTAATTTACCGTGAAGACGGAAAAGTTCTCAAAGGGCCAAATTATGAAGAACCCAATTTATTAGATCTAGTTTGAGGCAGACCATGAATAACTATCTACCAACCGATTACCAATCCTTCATCCACACAAGTCGTTACGCCCGTTGGTTGGACGAAGAAGGCCGCCGGGAAACTTGGGGCGAAACTGTAGGCCGTTACGTT